CCGTGATCTCCCGGACTAGCGTCTCGATCTCCGACTGGCCGTACCCGAACGTCCGGATACCGGAGCGCGGATTCCGAACGCAGAACGCGAGTTCGTTCGGGAGGAAGTCCGTGACGATCACCCCTTGGATCACCTGCACGGCAAACGGCTCGGTCGCTTCACCACGCGCGGAAGGATCCAAGAGGCGGATGGTCGAAGGATCGACAATCGCCATGTAGGACGGGCGACCTGAGCGGTCGGGGATGATCTCAAAGGTCGACTGGTCGTAGGTCAGCGAGTCCTTGACGAACATCCCGCAAAACTCGCGGAGGGACACGCCGGAGGGGCGGTCCCCGTAGCCGCAGTGGAGCAGGATTTCTTCCAGTTCCGTAGCGCGCTTCTCCGCCTTCTTCGTGACCCGCGCGGTGCGGTCTTTCAGGCGGACGCGGAAGCCGGGGCTATGCCGGTCGTCGGGTCGCTGACAAAACGTCTGCACCTGAGTCGCCCGCACGCGAATGACGTCAGCGATCACGGGGACTGCCGTCGCCACTTGTTCGACGGCAGCGAAGGTGAGGTCAGACGGCTTCTCGCGGTAGCCCATGACGCTGACAAGATCGAAGGGGTCGAACCCGATCGCCTTCCCCTCGCGCTCCGGTTCGTGGTTCCCGTCCCGCCCGGCGGCGATAGCCGCCGACGCAGCCTTCTCCAGCCGAGCGTCGATGTCGGACATCCGTCGCGAGTCTGCGCGCTCCGACGCCCACGACTCCACACCGGTTATCCCGTCACGGACGACTTCGGACGCAGCCGTGCGAACGGCTGACAACCCCCGCGATAGTTCGTCGCGCCAGCCCATTGTCAGCCCCCGTTGCGTCGCACCAGCGCAAGGATACCGTGGCGCGGGTCAACCAACTGACCATTCAACCGAGCGAGTTCGGGGATGATAGGATCCCGTCCGTCGTCAATCACTGGGGGCTTCGCGCGGTCCGCATGAAGCATCCCCGGACGCGCGACGTCCCCGCCTTCAGGCGCGGCGTACGCTGGAGCCTGGATGTAGTTGACGCTCCCGATCCGGTAACTGGGTCCCTCACTCTTGCGGACCTTGGGCTGGGAACGGAACGCCTCCGTCATGCGCGCCATATCCGCGTCAGCCAACTTTCCGCTGCCGAACGTGGCGTCCTTCCCGGCGTCGCCCGCCACCGTGTGGAAGTGTTTGGCTGCTGCCACCGCTGCCGCCTTCGACCCGTAGTGTCCGGCCTTCATGCCTGACGGAGTGTGGGTCAGGGAGTACCCGGTGTCCTTGTCACCGTGGACGGCGTAAAGTCCGTGAGCGGCGACCGTGGTGACCGGCATCCGGTAGCCGTCAACGTGCGAGATATAGTGCTGCCCCTCCGGGGCCACTTCCGGGAGCGCAGCCGCTGCCTCGCGGGCTTGCTTTTGCCGAGCGAACTCCTCCTTCATCCGGCTGGTGACCGACTGCTTCGCAAGGAACTTCGCGGCACCGGACGCGATGTCTTTGTGTTCTGTCGCCTCTTTCCTGGCTTCCTCGCGACGGTAAGCCGCGGTGGTCTGCGCGGAGGACGCGCGGGGACTGCGGGTGACTTCATCATCCGCCTGCCGCATCCGCTTGCTGGCGCTGCGGGATTGCTCGTCGTGGTGCCGCATCGCGGAGGTCGCGGACGCGGAGTCCGGGTACCAGTACGTCCACCCCTTCGCGGACTTCTTCCGGAACCCACCGTGCATCCCGCCGGGGATCGGGCTGTAGCCGGACGGAGGCTTGGGGTTGTCAGCCTTCGCCAGCCGCGCCTCAAACGACACCCGGTGGGCCGCGGTCCCCTTGACAATGTCGAGAACGCTGCCCGGACGCGCCGACTTCTTGGACTCACGGTCAACGTGACCGTCGACCCACCGCTGCGCTTCGTCCAGCGAAGGGAAGTCTTGATTGTACGGCAAGACCACAAACCGGTCACCCTGCCGTTCGATGACGTGTCCCTTGTAGTTCATGGCGACTCCGATGCGGTGCTTTAGCGGCTAAGGCCGGATCTGTCGACGGACTTCGCGAGGGGGGCTGAGGTCCCGTCGGCGTGGGCGGACAAGACCGCCGCCGCGGTCTTCAGGAAGCGTACACGATTTTCAGGACTCAGGTGAGGGTCAACCTGTTTCCACGTTGGGGAGTGAGCCGCGAGCAACGACTTCACGTCGCGCAAAGTCAGGGACGGTCGTCCGGGATCGACCCCGAGCGCACTGACATCCCCGTGATCCCCGAACTGTCGCTGGAACTCCCGCCAGTCAGCGGCTTGCTTCTTCGTCATGGACTGCTTGTCCAGCATGGCCCCAACAGCCTGCGCCACCTCAGGGGTGTTCAGGTCACGGAACATATTGTGCCGGTACGCCACGACTTCAGCGGGGTCGTTGTAGTAGTCGGTCACCCCGGCGTCGGCACGCCGGATCCGGTGCGCGCGGGTGAGGTTGTCAGTCGCGTGGGCGAGTTCGTGGGCGACTACATGCCGCGCCGACTGAAGCAGTTTCTCCGGGGTTGTCAGCGGCGTCGAAGGGACTTTGACGACGACGCGGTGCGGCACTGATACGGTCACGTCCGGGTTGAGCCGACCGTCCCGCCCGACAGACGCGACCGTGCGGGACTCGATATGACCGGTCACGTCCGCCTGATCGGCCCGGACGAACTGCACTGGGATGTCGCGGTAGACCCCCGTGACGGTCTTGACCCGGACCTTTGCTGGGGTTCCGATCTCCGGGCCGTCCGAACCTGCGAGGGTCGCCGCCCCGGTGCGAGGGTCGGCTGACAAGTGCGCCTCCAGTCCCTCAGCGACCGTCGACCACACGGTCCCCTCGTCCACACCGAGTGTGCGCTTGCCACGGAACGCTTGCCCGGGGGAGTCGCTGCGACTGCGCTCCGCAGCGTCTTGCGCCGCCGATAGACGGGCCGCTTCGGACGCCGCCGTCTTGTCAAACGAGGTGGCGATCTTCTCCCGGGACGTACGCGCTGGCGAGTCCTCCGGGAGTCCTTGCGCGCCCGCTCGGATCGACGCGGCTTGCGCCTTCGCCTCGTTCATGCGCTCGGTGTGGTGGGCGATATGCGGGACGGCTTCGCTCCCCGACGGGTACCAGTATTCCCACCCCTCCCCGTCCGGTCGCCGGAACCCTCCCTTCCGACCACCGGGGATCGTAGACCACCCGGCTCCGGAAGGACGCTCAGACTTGACGAGTTCGCCGCGACGCTTCATATCCAGGGCGATCGCGACCGCTTGCGCGCGGGGCTTGCCCTCCCGGAGCAACAGGCGGATCTTGTCACTGACCGTGGTCGGGGGCGCCTTCTCCGCGATCAGGTCGTCATCCTGGGAGTGACCGTCGCCGCCCTTGACCCGGCGCAGGAACGAGTTGACCCGACCCATAGACCATGAATGACGGTTCGCGTTCGGGTGGTGGGAAGTACTGAAAGCGCCGCTGCCACGCCGGTATACGGCTTTCAGTTGCCCGAGGGTGACCTTCGCGTCGCTGGACGCGTTGTGGTCAGCGACCTTGTTCCTCAGCGCGCTGACAACCGAGTCTGACAACTCGATCCCGTTGTCAGGTCCGGACGCGCTGCCTTCGCGGTTCACGTCCGACCCGTGAACCCGCTCGTCAGGTTCAGCCGGAGTCTTCTTTGGGTCCGACTTGAAGATATCGTCGGTCGTGGCGTCGAACCGCTCCGAGTTCGTCGCCTTGATCTGATTCGGCTCAAAGGCGATCCACACCGAGTGGGGTTTGGTCCCGATGTTCCATCCCCCAGTGTGATGGATACCGTCGTACCCGGCAGACTTCGCCCACTCGGTGAACTGGTGCTGCATCGCGGTGTCGTGGTGCCCGTTGGTCGCAAGCCAGTGGACGTCCCCCCACGTCAGCGTGTCAGGGTCGGTCAGGTGCAGGATCTTGTACTGCGGGGTGCCGTCCCACATCGTTTGCTGCCGGAAGGTCTTCTTCAACGCGAGCAAGTCGTCATAGCCACGCGGGGCGGTCGCATCGGAGGACATCCTAAAGTTGTCTAGGTACAAACCGTGCAACTGAGGAGGACCGTCCGTAGAGACACGGGCGAGTCGACCTTTCGCGTACCCAAGGTCTTCGCGGTCCCGGTCGCGCTGCCGGATGTAGTAGTCCCGGTCTTCCCCGGAGGTTTCCGCGACCATTTGCTCGCTGACCGCCAGCGAATCCGTGAAGTGCTGGACTTCGCGCTGCGCCTCCTTCAAGGCTTTGTCAACCGTGGATGCTGCGAACTTCGCAAAGTCCTCCCTGGAGACCGGGGCGTCCATATCAATCGGGTTCTGCACCGACAGGAACACCTCGTAGACCTGCCCCTCCGGCAGCACAGGTGTCGCACCCGTCACCTGCTCCAGTCGGGTCACGAACTTGTTGCCCGCGAAGGGAGAAGGGTTCTTCTCCGGGCCACGGTGGCCCCCGCTGACGGAGGGGTTCCAAAACCGTTCGATTAGCGTCGCAACATCGACGTTGCCAGCGTCGTCGGACGCGTCGATGACCGCGTAGGCGACATTCGCGTCCGGGGCGTACTCTCCGGGAGCGATCCCGGGGGGCTTCGTCCAACGACCGGTCGAGTTGTCCGAGACGTCGTACCCGGACCTCCGTAGCAGTGCCACTACCTGCTCACGGGGAAGCGTGCGGACGACCTGCCCGTCGCGCGTCAGCCCAGTCGCAAAGGAGAATCGGTCACCCTCGTCCTTGTGGCTGTACTCCTCAGCGATCTCGCGATCTGCGGTGAAATAGAAGCCCCGCCCGAATATATTGTGCCCTTTGTCTTTGTCCTTGCGGAAGGATCGGAACCCGCCGACAGCAGTCCCGTGGTAGAGGACGACGGGTCGCTCGCCGTACTGCTCCGCGGGCAGACCGGCGTGGTCGACCACCTGCGACTTCCGGAACCAAGACGCGAATGACGGACTTTCGATCGTCTCTTTCGGATCCTTCCAGCCGTGCGACTTCTGCTCCGCAGGCAAAGAGTCCCACACCTTCAGTTGCTGGCTGATCCGGGTGTGCCAGTAGGAACCCGGCTTGTACTTGGCAAGTCGGTCCTCCAGCCCCGTCCGGTGGGCAGTGATCGCGGCGGAGTGTTCGTGCGCCAGCATCGCTGACAACTCAGACGGGGTGACCTCCCGCCGTTCGCCAGTCTCGTCGTGGCGGATTGTCAACCGTCCCGCGGTCCGTTGTACGACGTGGTAGTGCCCGCCCGCCGCTCGGAACGACGCGCCGACCTGAAAGTGATCGGCGTTCGTGACGCCCCCGGCGTCTTGGACCCGGTAGTAGTACTGCCACGGGCGCTTCGGATTCCCGGTCGGCACACGCTTGATGTACTTGTGGGACGCCCCCTTCTCAATCTCGTCCGCCTTGTCCAGTGCGCCCGTGATGCGCCGTGCCCAGTCGACCCCAGTCGTGCCACCCCAACCCAGCCACGCGACGTACCCGGCGTCCTTCCACGGCGTGTCCGTGTGTTCCTGCGCGATCTCGGCGTTCTTCCGGTGTCGGTTGAACGCGCTCATGCGCTTGACCGTGTCCAGGCCGATCGTCTTCTGCGACGCGAGTTGGCGAGCGCGCGCCCAGCCGACCGGGGTCATCCCGCGGACTTCGTCGCCGTACTTCTCCCGCCACGCCAGCACCTTTCGCGCGTTCCCGCGCGCCCCGGCGGGGACGGTGTAGGTCGCCTCCGCCTTCCACAGCACCTGATCGCGGGCGAGGTCGAAAACGAGACTCCGGCGGAACAGCGGACGCTCCGGCTCCTCATACGCCGCGATATTCCTCGCCTCCCGGTACTGACGCAGTTGCTCCGCGGCCCAAAGACCGACGAGCATCCCCGCAGGACCGCCGAGCATACTTCCCACCCCCATTCCGAACGATAGGTACAGGAAACGCCCAACGTCGAGCAGGAACCGGTGGACCAGTCCGTAGGTCGGGCGCGCGTGGATCCGCCGCGCTCGCTTCTCCAGTTCGTCCAGTTCGTCCTGCTGGCGCTTCTCCAGCAGTTCACGCGTCTGCCGGATGGTTTCCTGCAACGAGGAAATCTGCGCGCGCAGGTCCTTCAACTCCTCGTTGCTGGCGGGAGGGGTGTCCTGCGTGGGTAGACCGGTATGCTCATCGAACTCGTTGGCGGACGGTGACTTGTCAGGTCGGTCAACGCGCGGAGGCTCCACGTAGTCCGACGGCCCGCCTGGGCGGTGGATCGGGATCCCGTCGTCAGTCGTCCCGATCGGGGCGTCCGGTTCGGGAGCGGATGGTTTCTCCGGGGCACCCGGTCCGGGTTGGGACGGCTTGTCAGCCAACTCCCGGAGTTGGGCGGTCGTCATGCCGCCGATGCGCGCGTCGATTTGTTCGGAGTTCAGACCTTCGCGGTCGATCAACGCGTCGATCGCGTCAGCGCGGGCGATGGCGTGGTCGAGGTGTTCCTCCGCCGAGTTGACGTCGGCCACCTTGGTCTTTGCGGTGGGCTTCCAGTCGAACTCCAAGCCGTGAGCCTCCGCCTTCGCCTTCAGGCGCAGGGCGGCTTCTCGGATCGCGGGATTAGGGGTCGTCGCCTCATGCTCCTCATGCACGTCGAAGTGGTCTTCATCGTGCGGTTCGTTTCGGGTAGTCTTGTCCCCCGGGTACCAGTACTCGTACCCGCCACCCGCGCGCGGGTGCCGGAACCCACCCTTCCGACCCCGGGGGATCGGAGTGAACCCGGACGGGGGGCGCATCCCGGGAGGAGGTTCGGCTTCTGCCTTGGATAGCGAAGCCAGTTCCGTCGCCCGGCGGAACAGTTCAGACACTTGGTACTGGTTCAGTCCGGCGTCGAGCGCCCGTCGGGCCAGCCCGAGCAAGTTGCGGGAGTCCGACTGGATCTCCCGGATGATGTCGCGGGCAGTGGTCCGCTGGACGGCTGACAATCCAAGCGTGTCCACCACGTCGTCCGGGCTGCGGACGGGGCGAGCGCCGATCGGGATCGGGAGCGCGCTGACCGAGACTTCCCGGACCAACGCCTGCGCGGCCTGCGCGCTCGCCCGGATGCGGTCCCGCTGTAGCGCGAGCCGAGTCCGATCGTACCCAGTCACCATGACTTGCCTCCGCTGACAACCCGAAGCATCGGGGGCGACGACTCACCGAAGAAGTCCGGTTCGTCTCCGGGGTCGGGAGTCGGGTCAGGGGTATCCCGGTCGTCGCCGTCTCCCCAGTCGGCACCACCGAAGGCCCCGCCAGCCTGCGCGGCTTGGTCCGCCATCCAAAACGCCATGACCGTGTCGTCGTGGGCACCGACCCCGGCCATGCGCCCGTTTACGATGCCGAACGCGCCCATTTCGGTCAGCCACTCCTGCACCCGGTCACGGGTGTCATACGCCCACGGTATGCGGATCTTGGCGTTCTCCGCCAGCATCCGAAGACCAGGGACGCCGCGGTCCAGGGAGTTCTTGTTCGCGCTGTACGAGCCGCTGATCCCGCGACGCTGCGACGACGCCCCACCGCGTCCCACCGTGTAGAACGCCTTGATCGGGACGTCCGAGGTTCGAACGACCATATCGGAGATCACACGCTGGTACTGGTTCGATTCGCAGAAAACGAAGTCGGCGTCGTACCGCTTCGCGACGCTGACAATGGTGTCGACCTGCTGTTGGTACCCCAGCCCCTTGTGGCGGATGATGTCGACCACCCACCGGGTGCCGTCACGGGGGTCGACGGCAAGGACGAACGCGACAAAGAAGTCCGCCCCCGCGTTCGCGGACAGCGCGAGGTCGACCCCGATGTAGATCCCGAAGTCCTGCCAGTGCGAGCGCGGCAAACCAAGGGAGTAACCTTGTTTGATCTCCGGATGCTCCCACAGGTTCGCCGGGAACAGGCTCGACTCGTCGGAGATCGGCAGGCACAGGTATTCGCGCGACCACCGGAGCGACGAGTTCAGGATCCGCTTGCGCGTCTCCAGGGCACTCAGGTCGTACCGCTCCGGCCACAGCGGTTTGCCATTGTCAAGGATCGCCGGGTGGCGCATCACGTTGTAGACGCCGCCTTCTCGCAGCACCCGGTACAGGTCGTCCGCGTGGAACGGCGTGCCGACGACGCACAGTTGCCCACCGGGGACGACCATCGGTTCGATAGCCGAGAGGTAGTAGTCGTTCGCCTTGCGCCGAACTGTCTCGCTCCAAATATGGTCGTCGTTCAAGATGTCGTCGCAAACGACCCACCACGGGTGACCGCCGCGCACGCGCGACCCGAACCCGCGGGCGCGGATCTCCGAGCCGTTCGCGAACTGGATCGTCCGCTGGGAATCCTTCTTCAGCGGGAGAAGGTCCGCGAGCATCGGGTTAGCGTCCCCGTGTTCTCCGCCTCCAAGCACCTCTTTCCGGATCTTGTCAAGATGCTCGCGAGCCTGCTGATCGGTGGCGGAGAAGATGTATCCGACCCGCCCCGGGGCCTGGACCTGCACCTTCCACAACGCGTAGGCGAAGCAGTAGAAGTGGCTCTTGCCGTGGTCGCGAGCGGCCTGAGCGAGAACGCGCCGATTGTCACGGACCGCGTCACCCCACTCTAGGTGGTGCCGCCCGAGCAGGAACTTCCCCCCATATTCGGGCGGTCCACGCAACACGTCCGCCGCGTAGGCGGGCAGGTACGACGCCCACATCCGACGGCGGAGTTCGGCTTGTTTCGCAGGGCTGAGGCGCGTGAGATCCATACTGACCCTTCTACCACGCGAGTTGTCAGGACGACACCCGGGGGAGGTACATCGGGACGACCACCGCTTCCACGTCCCGCGCCCCCGAAGCGTGCAGGTACACCGAGGTCGCTGAATCACCGACTGAGATAGTTAGGTTGGAGGCTGGCAAAACGGAAAGAATCTCCGCGAGCAAGGCCGGGTCGACGCC